TCCAGACGGTCTCGGTGACGGCGGCCTTTTTCTCCTTGCGCAGGGCCAGCCAGTCTTTGAGCAGGCCTTCGGTCAGGCAGTGAGGGTTGTTGGCAAGGAGGTTGGTCAGGCCGAACGGCTTTTTGCGATCAGCCTTGGCCGGAGCCTTTTCAGCTTGGGGGGTAATAATCTCTTCCGAAGGAAGAGTTATAGGGGGTTCTTTCTTTGTATAAAGAAGGCAAGTAGCCGTTTTGGTCTCACTCGTTTCTTGTCTCAGTGAGACGATATTGTCCCAGTGAGACGTTTTGGTCTCAGTGAGACTCTGTTGTTTTTCTTCGTAGAACACCCATTCCGACACAGGGGAAATGCCGATGTCGCCACGGCTTCCACCGACTCGGTAGATGATCCGGCGCTCTAGCAGATGACTGATTGCCTTCGACGTGACGTCGCGGCGCATGTTGGTGTGTTTGCCGAGGTCGTCGGCGGTAAGGCGCTTCGTTTCGACCTGGTACCCGATTGTCTGACGGGCGATTGCCATGACAACACGAAGCTCGCGCGCAGGCAGGTCGACGGTGGAAAGCGCCTCCATAACGGAATTGTCCATTCGGGTGAACCCTCGGGACTTGTCAAATGAGACGATGTTTGTCATAATTTTTCTCGCTTACTGCTTTGCTGAAGAACCACCGGGCCTGGTGGTTTTTTTGTGTCTGAATTTCAGGAAACGACTTTCAGTCGGCCGGAGCTCATCAACTGCTCGGCTTTACGCCCCAATTCCCCCGCCCGCGCTTCCACCTGCCTGCATTGCTTGGCGAAAGCTGGGAGGCGAGGAAGGTCTTGCTCGCACATCACCTGGTCGTCGAAGACTTCACTACCGGTGTCGATGACATCGCCCAGTGCGCGGATCAACGCGCCGAAGCTTTTGTTCGCACAAAGGTCGCTGTCCAGGTGACGAGCGCCGATCAGGCCGTGACGGCCTGCCAGCTCATTGATGCAGTGGTCGCGATACTCAGGAATGAGCGCATCCACCCAGGCCTCTTCCAGCCAAGAAGGCATCTCCTGATCACCGGAAAGCCACCGCTGCACGCGCTTCAACCAGCGCCCGGTTGCCTTGATGAATTCACCCGCGTCACCGGTGAGCTCCTCACTGTTGAAGTTCGGAACGTCTTTATGTTTGGCCTTGGCAGGAAGTGAACGCCACAACTCAACGCTCAGCGCTTGAGCGAAATCGTCCTGGCTCAGACTGGTGCGAGCGATCTGGTTTTGGGCGTGTGCGATCAGCACCTGATCACGGGTTTGCTCTGCATGTCTTGGACTGGACGTTTCCATGGGGCTCTCTCGTTCGTATTCTGGGTTCAGGCCAATTCGCTACTACTGATCAAGGACGTATCCATGACCGACTCTTCCGAACTGCAAGGCGAGATAACCGCCCTCTGCTGCTTTGTGGGTGCCTTGGCATCCACCCTGCCTCTGTCTTCTCAGATGAGGCTCTGGCCTGCGTTCGAGCAGAAGGCCAGTCAGTTGCGTGATCAGTTGAGCCAAGAGGCTCTCCGCGGCTTCGAGCTGGCGACGATCTCGCTCAGCTCGAAGCGCGGTTAGGCGGCAGTACGTTGAGGCGAACAAAGCTCACGGGCGGTGATTGCGCCACCGGTGAGTTCCTCCGCCTTGAAAGCTTTTTGGGCGCTCATCGAGTGAATTCCTGAGACCCAGTACGAAACGGCTGCCTGCGTGCAGCCCAGCGCAATCGCTGTTTTGGTTTGCCCGCCGAAGAAATCAACGAGCCGTTCGATAGGGGTCATGACGAGCCCTCCTGATAAGCACGCTTATATCCTATGAAGAAGGAAACTTATTTGCAAGCGAATAAGCGAACTTATAAATTTGTGTTCATGAACACACTTGCAGACCGAATGAAGCTCGCCCGTAAGCACGGGAACCTCACGCAGAAAGCGCTTGCTTTAAAGGCAGGCGTCGAGCAGCCCGTTATTTCCCAATTGGAGACCGGGAAAAACCTTCAAAGCGCGCACCTGGCGAAATTCGCTCATCTATGCGGCGTCAGTGCGATCTGGCTCTCTGAGGGAATTGGGGAGATGGTTCCTGGGGCGGAGCCAGAGGCATCGAATGTTGCGATGGCTGTTCAGCCGAACATGATGTATCGCTACCCTGTGATTTCATGGGTAGCCGCGGGTAGCTGGGCGGAAGCGGTTGAGCCCTACCCTCCTGGGTTTTCTGACCACTACGAGATGTCTGAATACAATTCTAAAGGGCCGGCGTTTTGGCTTGAGGTCAAAGGCGACTCGATGACATCGCCGGTCGGTCAGAGCGTCCCTGAAGGCAGCCTGATCCTAGTGGACACTGAGGCCGACGCCTACTCCGGCAAGCTGGTCATTGCAAAGCTATCGAACAGCGACAAGGCTACGTTCAAGAAATTGGTAGACGACGGTGGCCGACGTTTCCTCAAGCCCCTCAACCCTGCTTACCCGATGGAAACGTGTGAAGACGATTGCCGGATTATCGGTGTAGTCGTCAGGGCGTTGATGAAGCTCTGACGACAAGCTCAAGCCTCGGCAGAAAGCCAACCAAATCAAAATAGGGAATTGAAATGCGCGCTATTTGGACCTTCTTAGCAGCCCTGACAATCACCGGCTGTGCCCAGAAACCCAACGACATATTCGCGCTCGACGGAAGTAGGGCTGACGGCATGATTACAGTTGCGTTCCAGGGTAACGAGCGGTTCGGCGAATCGGACTTCAATAAAGCGCTAACGATCGCCAAGGACCGCTGCGTAGCATGGGGCTATCAGGATTCAGCGAAATTCGGCAGCAGGACTACCAGATGCACGTCAAGCAACTACTTCGGGTGCGCTTCCTCGGAAATGATCGTGAAGTACCAGTGCCTGGGTAACCCTGACGCAGGGGCTAGGGCGATACTAGGATCCGCCTCTACGTACCCCTCACCACTGCAGCCCGCCTCCGCAGAATCCCGCGAAGCCCGCGTTCAGCAGCTAATGCAACAAGATGTGCCCTACGAGGAATATCAGAAGCGGTATCGGGAGATTATGGGGCAGTGACGCGCGCCAAGTGGCCGAGGTCGGAACTGGATTGAAAGGTTTGGGCTGTGTGTATCAATATTCAGGGATTGACCATGCTGGAAATATTAGGAAGTGACGCGTTTCTGGGCACCTTGCGGGATGCTGCCCAGGCTGGTGAAAGCGTATTGTTCCGGGGAAAAATCCAGGTTGGCGAGGTTGCTGCTAGATGCTACATCAAGCCATTTGCCACCCTCATAGGGCTTCCAAATGGTAGCAGTGCAGAAAACCGATCAGTTGTCAGTGAAGCGCTAGGCTATTGTCTTGCCCGGACCTGCGGCTTCGACGTGGCCAGTCGCGCCGGGGCAATCGTCCTTACCGCTGAGCAGTTGCCGAAATCGGTTCTTGCAAAACTGGCAACTCAAGACGCGACTGGGAAATCGCAGGATGAATATCTCGCTTGGTTTTCTGAAGACATGCGGCTTGATGCCCTTATGGTCGAATGCCCGTCGGATGCTCCTGATCTGGTGCAGCAAAGAAACAGGGCAAGAATCGCCATCGACCTCTCCTCCAACAAGGCTTCACCCAGGATAGTTTCGTTCGATGAGTGGGTCGAGAACAGCGATCGTCACTTGGGTAATCTGCTGGGCTCTCCTTCGGCTAACCTGCTGTTGATAGATCATGGACGACTGTTCAGAACGCCTACTTGGTCGCCAGATGCGCTCGAGTCAAGCCCCCTTCCGCTTCGGAATGCCCTAGTCGACTTAATCGAAAGCTTCGTTCCCTCCTGGAGCGCAAGAAGTCCGATCCGCTCGGCTCGAAATTTAGCCTACAAGTCTTTTTCAGTAGCCTGGCAAGCAAGTGGACGTAGTCAAGCCGGTTCTGTTTTATCGGAATTCATGGATCCTACAGAGGTCGAACAGGTGCTAGAATTCTTAGCTTCACGGCTGGATCCTGGACAGTACAGCGCTAAAGTAGGTTTGATGATATGACTATCCTCGCTAGGCTTAAGCAAAAGGTTGCGTCAGCAGCTGTGCCGGTGCGCGTGACTGGTCAATGGCGACCTATCCAGATGTGCCTAGATCAGGATGCGGACGAATATTTGAATGTGGGCGTCATGTTTTCCCACGCTGGAAGAGTCGATGTCCGCATGCTCGACACCTTTGACCGAGTCAAATGCCTGTATGGCGGTCGGGTAAATCTGAAAAGTCTCACCCACTACCTGCATGACATCGAAGAATACATCTTCTCCAGCAAGGACAGGCTGCCCGACATTATCAGCAGTAATGTACGACTCGGGCCGAGCCTGTATGCCTCCGGAGATTCGCCTGAGGCCGTTGTTGAGGAATTTTTTTCTGATGTAGTGACGCTAGGTAGACCGAAGGACGCGTCACGGAGCGAAGCATTCAGATACACCTCGACTCCGAAACTCCGCGACGGTCTCTTCCAAATCATGCGGCAGAGAATGGCCCTGAGCGCTTCCGCGATCATCAAAGATGAACGCTATCGTCTGCATCTCAAAAACGGCACTATTGATGTGGATGTTCCTTTGCTTAGCACGACGGCAGTCGGATCAGTAGTCTCCGTTTGGTATAAAAGCCCAGTGGTCGCTGAGAAAAATATCCTTCAAGCATTCTCAGACCTCACCCTTGTGTCCAACAACAGCGATCGGATTGGGGCGTTGTCTATCCTGGTTCCGAATGACAAAAGTGGAATGGACCAGTTGGAATATAAGCGCGTCTCTGACGTTATCGAAAAGCAACTTGAACGTGTTGAGCGCTCAGGCTTGTCGGTGATTAAAGCGCCCTCCACCGATGAGTTGGCGCTCAAAACCATCGAGTGGTGGACTCCAAGAGTGGCTTAGCAAGCATCCCGCAAGCCCGGCCCAGCGCCGGGCTTTTCGTATCAGCCATTTCTGGATTTGCAATCAACTGCAAATTTCAATGTGGTATCTCCCCAGTCACATAAGTTCGGCCTGGAACCCAACCAGGAGAACGCTATGCCCTACCATGACCGAATCACTCGTAATCTTGCCCTCTTCTCCCCGCCAGGCATCGAAGTGACGCTGCTACGTACAGGGCGCCGTCGCGCCTCCTTCCAAATCACCGGCGTTGATCTATCGTTCCGCATGACAATCGATCGGCCGGAGATATTCGCTTTCAAGGAAAACGCTAGCCAATTGAAGAGGCTTATCTCCGGGGCATACTCTCTCGCAGGACACTGCTAATTTGATGCCCCGTGCGGGTTTTCATTTCGGCCCCTTCCGCCTGCTACGCTTTCCACTACACGCGGAGGGCTCGCCATGCGCAACTTGGATATGCTTCCCAGCCTACTTAAGGCCTTCAATGACAACCAGATCGCCCTGGCAGCGGCCATCGACGAGATAGCCGATTGGGCTGAAGACTCTGGAAACCTCCGTCTTGCGGCTCAGGTCAGAACTGCCTTAAGGCCTATCGATGAAAACCTGAAGACGGTTCTGCTGACCTTAGTCCTGCTTGAGGACTGATTGTTTCCAAGCCCGCCCAGTGCGGGCTTTTTTGTGCCCGGCCGCCGTAGGAGAACATTTGTACTCCAAGCCTATTGCCATTCGTTTGGATCCTTTTTACTGTATATGCATACAGCAGTAGAAATGGAGGTTCACAATGCTTCAGCAGCCCGAGTTCACCCAGACCAAGCCCCGCTCCTACGAGCAGATCGGCCACCGCGTCAAAGAGATCATCAGCGATCCCAATGTTCAGAAGGTGCAGTTCGTTACCGTCTCCAGGCTGCCCAATGAGGGCAAGTCAGACTGGTGGAGGCTGATGAATGAGATCGCCAGCACTCAAGGCATCCGGGTGCAGAGGGTCGATGAAGACTCCTTCAAGATAGGCTGGCGAGAATACTGCGAAGCCTGATGAGAGCCCGCCGAGTGCGGGCTTTTTATCGCCCATCAAAAAATATATAAGCCTGCTTATTGACGGATAACGATAAGCAGGCTTATATTTTATCCATCGCAGCGACACGCCGCTCCGAGCCGCTCTTTAACAACCAACGCCATGAACGACTACCCGGCCAAACCGGTTAGGTCACTCCCGGCACCATCGGTGGGAGGTCAGTAAACCGAAGGAAACAAACCGCTGCGCTTGTGAGGCGACCGGCGCCAGATAAAAGCTATTGAGGGGCTCAGTCTGGCGAGGTGATGACCGAACTGTGCGAATGACCCTGACGGGCGCAGTGAGTGATAAGACAGATTTCACTGGCAGCCCTTCTCACGAGGGGCTGACGGGAAATCAACTAGAGGAAGTGAAATGAACGTTTCAGCATTTGAAGCAAGCGACGAGGTGGTAAACGAGGCTGCTGCCTCATGCGCAAATCTGCTGGCGAAGTGGTTCGGCGGAGTCGATGAGGCGATTGCTGCCCTCGAAGCTGATCCTGCTGATTTGGCTGATCTTGTGATGCGCAGCCACATCAAACAGCGCCGCGACATGACTTTGAAGGCGTACATGCTGGATCACAGCTCTAGCCGCTTGGTTCTCGATCAGGTTCGTTAACTTAACCGCATATTTCTGATGCTGCTTCTATGAGGCGGCATTGGAAATCAACGGAGGAAGTGGGATGCAAATCAGCCAGAAGAAAACAGTGCAGGTCGACGTCACCCTGCTCAAGTTGTGCGTCAAGGTCAGCGACCGCTTCAACGCAGATCTGGTCGACGCCCAAGGCGACAAGGTCGGAAGTTATGAAGGCTACGTGCCCAACTTCTTCCCCGGCGACCACTACGGCGACTACGTGGAATTGGATATCGACCTGGAAACGGGCCAGATCAAAAACTGGAAGAAGCCCGCGGCCACCGACATCGAAAAGATGCTCGATGCCGACGACGAAGACTGATGTATCGCCTCAGCCAATTCGATGAGTTGGCTGAAGGATGCGGAAGACTTCTGCACCGCGCAACGCGGCCCCCTGCATCGGCTGACTGAACATCTCAGCAGCTGAAACCCAGTACGGAGGATTTGCAGCCATGCACCAGTAAGCGATTCACCTGCGTGGCGCCGTAAGCCTGAAGACGGCGCCCAACACCCTGACAGGCAGCGGAAAGCAGGGCCGTCGATGTCACCGCGCATTGGCCGGAAGGTAGGCCCACCCCTCGCAGCACATCGGAACAGTGCCCGCAGATGCGGAACCCCTACCCCATATCGAACACACCCACATGCAACTACTCCGCTGCCTCTTGGCCGTTCGCGTTCTTGTGGTTGCAGCTGAGTGTGTTTGGTTAATCAGCAAGGAGATTGAGATGAGCACGAATGACGGCGGCAACGCCTTCCCGGTCGCAGACTACGACCATATGGCCTTTCAGCCTGCAACAGTCGATGAGCATAAACGGCAACTCTCTGGCATGAGCCTACGCGACTACTTCGCAGCAAAGTTTGCTGCGGCTCAGGCGACCATGACAAGTGCTGATAGCAACTTCATCAACCCCGATTACGTTTGGCCGGCGGCCGGTGAAGCGGCCGCCCAATCGGTCGCGCAGAAGATCGCACGCACCTCCTACTCGCTTGCTGACGCAATGCTCGCTGAGCGCAGCAAATAAGCCCTTCCCCCCGACCGCATCGACAGGTGCCCGCGTGCTTCACGGCACGGGCTTGGTCACCTGCGCGGGCATCTGATCAATGCGGTCTCAGCTCGCCACGGAGGCGACCATGAACTCATTCGCAAGAGCGCAAGCGCGCTGGGACAACATGGAGCCGGATGACGACTCCGGGCATGAAGAAGCGGCTCACCGCTGGATCGAAGACACAGCCGAGAACCTGATGCGCGGCTGTGACCTGGTGATTCGCCGTCGTCTCTGTTCACCCATAGTCGTCGAGTACTCCACGTTCCTGTCCGAGGTTCAGGCTCATCTGAATCAGCGGCAGATCGACGATGAAGATCCTGATGACTTCTTCGCTCAGCTGGTGATTGCCGCTCTTGGCGGCGCACCGGCCAAGACGTTCGCCTTGGGCCTGCTCGGTGAAGGCCAATCGCCGATGGGCAAGCTGTTCGATATCGCCGTGGCGCTGGTCGAGCCGCACGCAGAGGCAGGGCTTCAGGCTGAAGCAGAGGATGCGGATTGATGAACAGCCCGCACGTCCACATCAGCAAGCAGCTGGATCAGTTCGAAACTCTGGATTACCCGCCCTTCTACGAAGCCATCGTAGAGCGCCAGATCATCAACCTGTTCACCAGCAACCAAATCAACCCGGAAGAATTCGCCTACTACTGTGAGCGCTTCAGGCGCTTGGCTGGGCGTGAAGCGAGGATAGCGGCATGAACATTGATTGGAGCAAGGCACCAAAAGGCGCGACCCATTGCACGCCGGTGGAGGACCAGCCAAATCGTCGTCCAGTGTTCTGGCGCGTTGTGGCCGGCATCGCTCGTGAGTGCTGGGCTATGGAGAATGACTTTTCCGAAGTGCGCGACCATTTTCGCTACAGCGATGCTGGTTGCCAAGCGTTTATCCCGGATAGATCAGTTGCTCGCCCGTGGAGCTGGGGTGGCGAAGGCCTGCCTCCAGTTGGAACTGTGTGTGAGTTCGCCGGATTCAATCCAGAGGAAACCACATTTGACGACCCCTCTGTAGGCGACAAAATAACGGTGATTGCCCATTACCTGAGTGGATGCATTGAGGTTGCGGCGTTCACCTATAACTGCGCGGCCAACTTTGGTTCCCTGCAAGTCGCTCAGGGCGCACATGGTTGCTTCCGCCCCATCCGCACTGCCGAGCAGGTTGCGGCAGATAAGCGTCTGCATGAAATCCGCAATGCCCTGACCGCTATCAAAGCCGGCCAAAGCTCTTTCCCTAATGACATCGTACGGGGAAACATAACCGTGGCAGTGGTTGAGGCGATGATCGACGCAGGCTACCGCAAGCAGGTGCAGGCATGAGCACGCCAATCGTTCCATCCCTGCTCGACGAGCAACTGGAAGACGTGGAACGCCGAATCGCCATCCTCGGCTCGGCCTTCCGTTCAATGAGATCATCGGCAAGCCCCGCGAGATGCGGGTGTGTGATCTGAAACAGCGCCTGGCACCGAGCATGAAAGGTCGGCGGATCGCGGTGAGGGTTCGGCCATGACCAAAGAAGAGCAAATCCAAGCCATCGAGAAGGAGCTTGGCTTCACCCGGGAAGATGCCGATCAGTGCTCGTGCTACGCCAACCCAAATGGCCCTTGCGCGAACTGCTGGTCATTAGGTTGGCGCATGGGCGGAATAGAGTCTGATGAGCCGGAGCTTGCCGACTGCGGATGCGGCGCTCGCGGCGAAGTCAATTATGACGATGGCACGGAGCGGCGCTATTACTGCTACAGCAGTCTGCCGATGTGCTCGCCATGACCCGCTACCAGCACGCCAAGCGCATAGCCCTCTGGCGCGGCAGCTTCTTCACCCTGCTGTTCTGCTCTGCCTGGATGATCGCCAGCGCTTACGCCCCGCACTGATTCAACCCCCACCCTATTCAATCGCAGCGCCCCGGCACACGGATGGCGCGGGAGACTCCGCATGTCTGCAGAAAAAGAACTGATAGTTGCGCCGCCGCAGGAAACGGCGCTGGCGGTATACAGCGCCGACAAAGGCCTTGAGCCTTGGCTGGAAAAGATTCGCGTCAAGATCGATGAGTTCCTGGCAGTGGTTCCCGATCTGAAGACCGCCAAAGGCCGCAAGGAAATTGCGTCGATGGCTTATGAGGTTGCCCGCACCAAAACGGCAATCGAAAACAAAGGCAAGGAGCTATCGGCAGAGCAAAAGAAGGTGCCGGTGCGTATCGACGCCGAACGCAAGCGCGTTTGGGACATTCTCGAAACCTGGCAGAAAGAGGTGCGCAAGCCTCTGGATGACTGGCAGGCCGCAGAGGATAAGCGCGTCGATGCTCACAATGAAAAACTCAACTGGCTGCGCTGCTTACCCCTGAATCTCGCCAGCGAAACCTCGGCTCATGTTCTAGGCCTAATCGATCAGGCTGAAGCGGTGGAGGTCGGCGATGAGTGGGAGGAATTCAAGGCTGAAGCCGCTGGCGCGAAGGATCTCGCAATTAAGGCGCTTCGAGCGACCCACGCTGAGCTTCTGCGTTATGAAGCTGATCAGGCTGAGCTTGCCCGTCTTCGTGCCGAAGCTGAGGCTCAGGCCCAGCGTGACCGAGAGGCGGAGATTGCCCGCGCTGCCGCTGAGCGTGCTCGCATCGAAGCCGAACAGCGCGCCCAGGCCGAGCGGGATGCCGCCATCAAACGCGAAGCGGACGCCAAGGCTGCTGCAGATCGTCGCGAACTGGAGCTGAAGCTTGCAGCAGAACAAGCCGAACGCGCCGCAGCCCAAGCAGCGCGGGAGAAGATTGAGTCAGAGCAGCGCGCTGCACAACAGAAGATCGACGACGAGCGCCGGCACCAGCAGGCGCTGATACAAGCCGAATCTGACCGCATCGCCGCAGTAGAGCGCGCAGAGCGGGAGCAGGCAGAGTCAGAGCGCAAACAGGCAGAAGCCGCTGAACGAGCTCGAGCGGCCGAGGTTGCACGGCAAGAAGCCGAAGCGGCGGAGATTGCACGCCAGCAGGCTGCTCGAGATGCCGACAAGGCCCACAAAGCGAAGATCAACCGCGCAGCGCTGGATGCGTTCGTTGCCGGCGGCATGACTGAGGAATGCGCCAAGCAAGCCATCACCCTCATCGCTCAACGCAAGATCCCGAACATCGCCATCACCTACTGAGGTCCCCATGAACGAGCTCATTCAAATGCCGGTTCGCGAAAGCGCGGGCCTGACCGCCGCCGAGGTTCATCGCTTCTCAGCTGTGGAAATTCGCCAGCGTGTGAACCTGGTGCAGGAAGTGATGCACGGCATCATGAAGCGGGAAACTCACTACGGCACTATCCCGGGCACCCCGAAGCCAACCCTGTACAAGCCAGGTGCCGAAGTCCTGTGCGTCACCTTTCGGGTTGCGCAGGAGTACCGCATCGAGGACCTGTCGAACGACAACACGGCTCGCTACCGGGTGACCTGTGTTGGCCGGCACCAGACAACCGGCACGGTGCTCGGCGAAGGCGTTGGAGAGTGCTCGTCCGGCGAAGAAAAATACAAGTGGCGCGGTGCTGCCTGCAAGGCGGAACTCGACGCCACGCCTGAAAACATGCGCCGGAAGAAGTTCTACAAGAACGGCAACTCGGTCGATCAGGTGCGCACCGAGCCTGCCGATCTGGCGAACACCATCCTGAAGATGGCCTGCAAGCGCGCCATGATCGCTATGACTCTCAACGTCACCGCAGCATCGGACATCTTCACTCAGGATATTGAGGACCTTCCCGAGGAGCTCCGGCCTCAGGAACAGGCGCCAACTCAAAGCAATAAGCCAGAACCTGTCCCCCACGACCCCGCCGTTTCTGGGCATTGGATTTCGCAAGCAGAGGCGGCCACCACGCAGGAAGCGCTCACCGAGGTGTGGAAGGCAGGCATTGCAGCCATCAACGACACCAAGGACCGCACGTCCTACGACCTGTTCAAAGAGTCCGTGGTCGCGTGCGGTGTGAAGCTGAAAGCATCAGAGCCCGGCACGACGCAGCCAGAGAAGGCTGCAGAGCCAGAACACTCACCAGAAGCCGAGCCAGACGACGCCGTCGAGTTCGAGGAGGTTGCCGAATGATTATCGTAAATTGCGCCCAGGGCTCCGCTGAATGGCATGAAGCACGTGCCGGAGTCATCACCGCCAGCATGTTCGGTGATGCACGGGCGAAGCTTAAATCCGGCCCGAACAAAGGCGAGCCAACTGCGAAAGCACTCGATTACGCATTCAAGTTGGCAGTAGAGCGAATCAGCGGGAAGCCTCTAGATGGCGGTTTCGAAACATGGCAGATGAAGCGTGGCCACGAACTCGAACCCGAAGCGCGGATGGAACACGAAATACAGACTGGTCTGATCGTGACTCAGGTTGGCCTGGTGAAGACCGATGACGGCGCATTTGGCGCCAGCGCGGACGGCTTCATCGGCGAGGACGGAGGCAGCGAGTACAAATGCTTCCTTGCCCCCGAGAAACTGCGCTCCTTCCACATCGATAACGACGCCAGCGAGATCATGGATCAGGTGCAGGGCTGCATGTGGATCACTGGTCGCAAGTGGTGGCATATCGGGATGTACTGCCCAGATTTGCGCCCGGTAGGCCGCCAGCTCTGGTGGCAGGAGTTCAAGCGTGACGACAACCACATCGAAAAGCTCGAAGAAGACCTGTGGCAATTCAAGCTGCTGGTTGATAGCTACGAGCAGAAGCTGAGGAGCAAAGCAGCATGATCAGTTTCAGCCTAAGTCCTGACGCTCCGACACTAAGCAAGTCAGCCGAGTTCGCCGCAGCGATGGCGGCTTACGAGCAAAACGGCGGCCGAATCATCCAGGGTTCCTGCTTCACCGGTACACCCATTCCGCCCAAGCGACGGGATTGGGTAGACCCTGAAACGGTGCTCAAGCGAAAGACGCGGAATATCCCCCCAGCCGGCCGCAAGCAGCTGCGCAAGATGGCGGAGTCGCTGTGAAACGCAAAGCCCATAACCTGCGCGCTCGAATCGAGCGCTCTTGCCGGGCCATCCTCAGCACCAACCACATCTGCGTGGTGAACATCGATCCCAGCGGCAGGCAGTGGATGTTCAACTGGAAGAACTGCCGTGTGATCCGAAGCCGCCAGATCGTCGACGCCATCTTCGACGTATCCCACCGATGGACGATCTACATCAGCTGCATGTGCGTCAGGCAGGACGGCAGCGAGTACCTGAAATCGGTCGAGATTGCGCCGATAGGCATGTACCTCGCCAGCCAGATCACTGAGGCGATTGAGCACCACTACACCGAATTGCGCGACAGCTGCAACGCGAAGCACCTGGTGGCGTACGGCTGGATCGCGATTCCCTCCGAGGTGTCGCTGGACGAAGAACAGGCCGCCAAGATCTTCACCGCTGCTGGTGCCTGGAACCAGGTGAAGGCAGCATGAAGCGCATCAGCAGACTGGTCGCCCAGCGTAGACGGCAGGAACACATTCACCTTCCGCCCAGCGGATTGACGGAGCCAGGCCATGGCAGTGGATCAGAAAGAGCGCAGCGCCAAGTCGGCGAAGAAGCGCGAGGAGTTCGACGAGAAGGAGTTGCGCCACCGGCTAAGGCTCGGCACCCGGCAGATGCTTGAAGAGTTGATGCGGTGGAACGACATCGAGGAGATCAGCGAGGCGGTGCAGAACCTGATTCTAAATGCTCACGCCTTGGGGCCAACGCTCTCCTATCAGGCGATTGAGAGTCCGCGCCACAAAGTCACGATTAGCGAAAACGTGGCGCGTATGTTTGAGCGTGAATCGCGCCGGGAGATTGCGCACGATTTGGGGGATGAGATCATCGTTCCACAAAACATCTTGTAGAACTCATTTGTGCGTAGCTATCGGCCAGATCGCATTATGATCAGTCTCGGAACCCCCTCAGTCTGACCGGTCCTTTGTGCTCATTGATCGCCTTGGCTAGCTCGTGAATCTTCCGTTTGCGATCGCTGTAGACTTCCTCGATGAGCAAGTTCATTAAATTGAAGGTGTCTTCAGCATCTGCATGGGTAATGACCGATTTTGAATGACTTCCGTCATTACCCTGCCAACGGATAGCATTTAGGAGATTCCTTTCGGTGGAATCCACCGGAAGGCTTTTGATACGGGACGCCAATGAAACGAACTCACCCACGCCAGCTTCGGCGACGCCAAGTGAAGTAAGCACCTCCTCTGCTGCCATGCGAAGAGAATTGCACGATGCGGCAGGATGAGCATAGAAAAGCGCTGCTGCGGCGTCGACGCTCTCCTTTACCTCTCGCGGGGTAGCTTGCGGATATTCAATGAAGCGCAATGCTGGGAAGAAATACTTTGGTCGATACTTCACAACCCACGCCCGAGACCAGTTTTCATGCTCATCGACATCGATTTCTTCGTCGACATAGCCATCACCGGTGACGAAAACAGTCTCGAGGCAATCTTTGCATTCTAACGTGAGGCTAAAAACGTACTCATCCCAATCAGGCTCCCAGTCTTCCGAGCTGCTGTTCCTTTTAGTCGTAGCGTTCGACTCAGACACAAAAGCTTTTTTTGATAATTTTGATTTTCCGCAAGAGGGGCACGGATACGCGGGGATTTCTTCTTGGGCAAACTCTCTGATAAAAACTTCTGGCTTCACGGTCCTCTCCTTGATCCGGCCCAACGCCGGTACATCCGTATAGCCCACCACCAACCTATTCGCCACCGAACTTTCGGAGGCTTGATTCTGTGCGGAGATTTTCATGAGCAAGGACACCAAGATTCTGATCCCGGAGATTCCCGGCGAATGGACGGAGCGTACCCGCAGCGGGTTGAGGTGCATCTGGAATGACGGCTGGCACGGCAAGCCGCATCGGAATGGTCTGCCCTATGTCGAACTGACTGCGCCGGAGAAAGGGCTGTATGCCGAGCGCATCGACGGAGCCTGGTATTGGGTATCTGGATGTGCCAAATGCACCGGCAGCGGCGAGCGGTACAGCTACAGCGTGTGCGAAAAGCATGATGTGTGCATCCGTTGCAGCACCCACCGCTCACTACTAACAGAGACGCCGTGGGGTCATCCTGACGGCTTTATCTGCAAGCCATGTCAGGACCGTGAGGACGCTGCAGCCAAAGCTGAGGCGCTCGCCAAGGTCGCGGAACACGACTACGACGAGTGGGACTATCGCGCCCAGGACGAATGCAAGTGCCCGCACTGCGCAACGGTAATCCACATTGAATCCGAGGACTACGGAGACAAGAACATGCACTGCGACACCTGCGGCGGGGAGTTTGAGCTGACCACTGAGTACAGCGTGACCTTCACAACTCGGGTGATTGGCGACCGAATCACGGCCTGATCACGCCAGCGCATCAGCCGCCTTCCCCACCGCCGAAATCAAGCGCATCAGATGCAACCTCGATCTCTCGGATAGCGGCAACAACAGACGGCGATACGCTCTTAGGCAGAAGCGTCAGCGACCCAATTGCCTGCTCGCAAAGCTCATCGACATCAACGTGAAGCTCGCGCGCTGCGTTCAGTACAGCTTCAAGCGCGATAGATAGCGCCAATTCCCGGTTCTCGCTCATGACTTTCTCCCTTCCTGTGGAGAGGTAAGCGTAGGCCATTCCCAAGCGCATGGAATCGAACCATGAGCCAGCAGCATCAGATTCTGGTTGGCGACTGCATCGAGATGATGCGGACGCTGCCGGACAAGTCAGTTCACACCTGGGTAACGAGCCCACCCACTGCTAAGGCTTCAGCGATTTCGTCCACCAACGCTTGATCGTCCAAGGGGTTTTGCCGACAGCGCGACCTGAGCTTGCGCTCCAGCCGCGCCGCACATTGAACTTTGACTCAACCTCATCGTCGTTGTCGGAAAGATGCTGCCTGAAAGAAGTGGAGTTTTCCACTTTGAAAAAAGCTTCTGTTAACTCATTATCCCAACCATTTAGAAGTTGAGTACGATGGTCTGGTATCGCGTTTCTCCAGTAGTCAGACCCCTGAACGATCTTCACTTTATTGGCCAGACTTTCAATCCTACCTAAACCTTCGGCAAGCTCGATTGCAGAATGATGATCAAAAATACTCAGTGCCTCAATTGAAGGGTTCGAAATGGCTTGACAATATTCTGATAACTCCAAGAACTCCCGGTGAATATCAAGCCTCTCTATAATTAGTGTGTCCAAGGTTCGTACTTTCAACTGGACTGTCTTTATCTGCGACAGCAGTGTGAAAACAGAGGACGCCACACGGAAAGCAGCCAGCGCTGAAATTCTCTTCTCTCTGGCTTCCGCCGATCTGACCTGACTCCCGTGAAGAAAAAGAGCCACTGCAACTGCTGCAATCGTGCCCAAGGCAGAAACGAGTGAAATCCAGTCAGAAACGTTGAGTGCAGGCATTAATACTTAAACCTCTGTTTGAATCATTAGTCACACCGCAAAGGCGCCGCAGAGCAGGGTAAATTGGCCGGGCTCATGGCAGGACGAACAGGACGTCCCGTAAGAAGCCGTTCAATAGCTTAGCGCCCCTCAAGCGGATGTATAGGTACAGGATGTCTGGAAATATAGTTAGCGCTCCGATCTCACTGTATGCGAGTGAGGTAGAAACCCGGGCCCTTCCACAGCTTTAGGTCTGCGACAGGACGGGTCATGTTGTAGATATGACCGTGTCGTGTCGGGAGCTCCTTGTACTCTGCGTTGCCCGCGTTAGCCTCCCAAGAACACGCGCAGAACGCCACCCCGTCAAACACATCCAGTACAACGACCCAGTGATCGCCAGCATCAATCGAAGCAATTACCACGTGCCCTTCGCCTAACCCAGTCTCAAGATCCACCGAAGTCAGCTTCGGCAAGGTCTCGACGGCCACGGTAGATCGCAGGCTGCTAGCAAAGGACTTTGCAAAGACCGAAAGTGCATCAGGAAAGCGATCAAGCGCTCCTGTGCCGTAACCGCCAAGAAACTCCGTGGTTCGAAACGGCATCCCTTCGATGGCGCGTTGCCAATCAGCCCGTGAAATACCCTTCCCTGTAACGGCGCGAATCGCATTGGCGACGCTGTAGAGAAAGCAAGACCCGTCGAATTCGCCCTGCGAGTAAATCTTCCTTTTTGCCATCCATCTCACCTATTGATTTGTTATCGCCGTATGGCGAGGAGCTTACATGTCCGCGCATCAGAAAAAACATCCCTTCGATTTCAAAACTCAGTACGGCCTTGGCTTCGACCCGCAAGACGATGAAATCGTCGTGGACTTCTTCTGCGGTGGTGGCGGCGCCGGTACCGGGCTGGAAATGGGCCTCGGCCGCAAGGTCAGCGTGGCGAAGAACCACAGCGCCAAGGCGATCAGCATGCACACCGTCAATCACCCGGGCGCCAAGCACTTCACCACCGACGTGTTTGAGGGTGATCCGGATACTGAGTGCGGCGGTAAAGCGGTTGGCTGGTTCCACATGTCGCCGGACTGCACGCACCACAGCCAGGCAGCTGGCGGCCAGCCACGCAAGCGCGAGATCCGAAACCTGTCGTGGATTGGCCTAAAGTGGGCTGGGAAGAAAAAGCCTCGAGTTATCAGCCTGGAAAACGTGAAGCAGATCCTTCAATGGGGTCCGCTGATCGCCAAGCGCGACAAGGAAAGCGGCCGGGCCATCAAGCTTGTGACCGTGCTGAACGCCAAGGGTAAGGAAGTTATCGAGAAGGTAGTCGCCGCACCTGGCGAGATTGTCCCGGTCGGCCAGCAGTTTCTGGTTCCTGATCCGAAGCGCCGCGGCACCACCTGGCGCCGGTTCGTACAGCTGCTGGAAGGGATGGGCTACGCGGTGGAGTGGCGCGTGATCAAGGCATGCGACTTCGGCGCACCGACTAGCCGCGAACGTCTATTCATGATTGCCCGCTGCGACGGTCAGCCGATTGTGTGGCCAGAGCCGACACACGCCAAGAAGCCCGCGAAAGGCCAGCAGAAATACCGCACCGCTGCCGAGTGCATCGACTTCAGCGACCTGGGCAAAAGCATTTTCGGCCGGAAGGATGAATTGGCGGACGCCACCAAGCGCCGCATCGCCAAAGGCATGAAGAAGTTCGTTATCGACAACCCTACCCCGTTCATCGTGCCGATCGCGAACTGGTCGACCGAGGCGGTGCAATCGATGAATGAGCCGCTGCGCACAGTGACGTCCTATCCGAAAGGCGGTTCTTTCTCTGTCGTCAGCCCGGTGATGGCGCCAGCGACGCACCAGGGCAGCGATCGCATCAACGATCCACTCGAACCTCTACCGACCGTGACCTGCGCGAACCGGGGCGAACTCACATTGATTAGCCCTACCCTCGTGCAAACGGGTTACGGTGAACGTGAAGGCCAGCAGCCGCGTACGCAGGATATGGATCAGCCTCTCGGCACGGTTGTCGCTGGCGGAGTGAAGCACGCGATTGCCGCTGCGCACTTGGTCAAATTCCGGTTCGACGATGAAGGCAAGGCGCTGGACGAACCTCTTCCGACCATCACCAGCGGAGGCAACTACCAGCGCCCTGCCGGCGCCGCTCACGCAATGGGCATCGCCACCGCGTTCATGGCCCAGATGAATGGCGGCTTCAACACCACCGACGCCAAAAGCCTCAACGACCCAATGACTACGGTGACGAACACCGGCAGTCAGCAGCAGCTGGTGACGGCGAGTCTCCTGCACCTGCGCGGCAATTGTGACGCCCGGGCGGCGGATGAGCCCCTGCACACCGTAAGTGCTGGCGGCACCCATCACGGCCTGATGACTGCTTTCATGGAGCGTCAGTTCGGCGCCAGCATTGGCCAGGCACTGACCGACCCATCGCCGACGATCACTGCCAGTGGTGGCGGGAAGAGTTCTCTGGTCAGCTTCGAGTTGTCGCCAGAGCATGAAGAGGGCGCACTACGCGTCGCGGCCTTCCTGATCAGCTATTACGGCACCGAGAACATGAGCAGCTGCGACCAGCCGGCGCCAACGATCACCACCAAGGATCGGCTGGGCTTGGTCACCGTCATGGTCAAAGGCACGCCCTACGTGATCGTCGATATCAGGCTTCGAATGCTGCAGCCGGCTGAGTTATACCGGGCGCAAGGATTCCCGCCGGACTACATCATCACCCACGGCGCCGACGGCAAGCCGTTCACAAAGACCGAGCAGGTCCACATGTGCGGCAACAGCGTAAGCCCACCGCCGATGGCCGCCCTCGCCCGCGCCAACGATCCATGGCGAGTCTCGGAACGGCAGCCCGCAGCTGCTTAGTTATTTCATAGCTCGCCGACGAACGGTCACATTTGCCCCCGGAATTGGGGGCTCTAGCTTCGCATTATCAATTGATGTGGAACATATCCCATCTCAATGACCGCTCTGAGGATGAGTACGATGTGCAGAAATCAAGAAGTGTATGTCTCTAAAGCGAAAGCCGAAAAAGACAATCGGGACCACTTTGGCGCTGGAATCATGGTGATGGTAATCATTGCCGGAGCGCTTCATCACTACGGGTTTTGGTGCCTCACCTAACCCGCCTTAGCTCCAGACCGAGTCGGCGACGGGTTCTATCCGTCGTCGGCTCTTTTTTGAAAGTAACCGTATTAGGTTACATCTCGAAAAGTAACCTGATTGAGTTACAGGGATATCGCCATGCCATTCGCGACAAGTTTTCAGCACAAGGTCGAGGCGACGATTTTCAACCTCGATGACGACGGGCCCGTGATCGCCCTGAGACTTCTTCCGTTCGGACCGATCACGCCAAAGCAGGCCCGAGAAATCGGACGCCAAATCATCCAATCCGCCAACGCCGCCGACCAGGGCGAAGTAGGCACGTACCCGCAGGAGGGGCTATGAATTCGCAGATCAAGCGATATTCCGCAGCAGATGTACCAGAAGCGCGCCGTCCGGGATTATGGGTGCATGCGGGAGATCTCAACCAGGCGCTGGAACTGGCAGCGAATCGAGAGGCGGCCTTGCAGCAGCGCCTGACCATTGCCGATCAGCGCGTCGACAATCTTGAATCCGACATAGCCGCAGCGCGAGAACTCCTGAAGCACGGTAGCTCGCCAACCCCAGCGCATTGCGAATCGGTTTTGGATTTTCTCGCCGGCCAATCAGCGCCAGCGCCAGAACTAAACGATGAGGATTGGCACATGAACCCATGCCAGCAGGGCCATCGCGAGGTAGGCGCGTGCGGCGGTAAGGCTTTCGGCCACACCTGCGACGAGACGATCACCGCCGCCACGACGCAGGAGGCCTTCGAGCAGTGGAACGCAACGCACCCCGCCATCCCGCAATAACCCCGCCGCCCGTTCGGCCCAACCCTATTGCTGCTGCGCGGCTATCTGGCCGCCCCCTGCAGCATTAAAGCTGGAGCGTCTACGTGCCCGAGATGCAGATGCAGAGCGGCGAACGACGCCTGCTGAACGATGACAGCAGACTTCCAGGCAGGACTTCCCATGGAAGAGCGCACCACTATCTTCATCATATTGATGGTCGACTCATCCAAGGCAAGTAGGAGTGAATGGGCTGTGAAACGGAAATCGTCTGCGGTCTGCATGCGGAAAACCTTCTTACTAAAAGCAATCGGTTATCGATTCCATCTATCTGTGAGTCGTGGTTGATCAGGTAATTCAATTCAACCGGATCGACGGCTCATATATCTCACTCCAATTGCCTGCTGCGTATGCGGCGAGGCGGAGCTACGCCAATGATCATCGACGACATCATGACCGACAGAATCACCCTGCACGGCCTGGGCTTTGTCCAGGTGCAGCTGGAAGGTAACCAGAGGCTGCATGTCTGGCACCCGGAGTTGCCGCGCCGGAGCTGCTTCGAGCATTCCGCGATCCACGACCACCGCTTCGACTTCGTGTCGCGGGTGCTGGTCGGAACTCAGATCAACCATTGCTTCAATCTACGCCGGGATGACGATGGCGATTTCATGCTGTACCTGCATGAGGGCAAGCGCGGCGCGAACGGCGGCAGACCTTGGACTCCCGATGGTCGCGCGCATCTTGATCGGGGCTCGATATTCGAGGTCCGTGCAGGTAACGAATATGGCTCACGCGCTTATGACTACCACCGGACCGAGCCCGGCGGCGATGGCAGGGTCGCAACGATACTGCAGAAGGGCTCGGAGTTTCCGCAGGGCGCCCACTCGACCTGTCGCATCGGCATCCAGCCCGACACCGACTTCGACCGCTTCCAATGGTCGCCGGCCAAGCTGTGGGAAGTGGTCACCGACGTGCTGCTGGGCCCGCGAGTGACACTGGCTCAAGAAATCAAGTCGAGACCTACCACATAGGGCGCGAGCCCACCCCGGTGCCTCTTCATAAAATTTGCGTAGTGGCTGTCGAACGGCTCTGTGCCTTGCGCGCTCTTTATCCAAGCCCGTACGCCCACAGAAATATCTTCAACGAAAGATGGTATGTCCACCGCTAGGGCGTCCATCAATACCGAATTGTGAAGAGTCAAAGGCCCTGGGGTGAGGAAGATTACGCGCGTATATCCGAGGTCTTTGTGCATGGAGCGGCCTTGATGCAGAAGCCCGCATCTGTATGCATAGCAAACTGCCCCGCTGATAGCCACCCGTCCATCACGAATCGGCGGGTAGTTCACTGCCACCCATTTATCGAACCATGCTTTGTAGCGCGCTCCGCTCGCTCGGCCATCATCAGACTCAAGGGCCGCGCAAATATCCGGCAAAGCAAGCGACGTGAATAGCGCGATTGAATAGAAACCAGCGCCAGCCACCGCTTTGAGCTCATCCAACAGTTCATCCATGTCATAGCTCCTATAGAGGGGTGGATGATAGCTGGAAAAATCCACCCCTTTCCCCATCTATCCACATGCCTGCCGGTGTACGGCGGGCGAGGAATCGTCATGTCTGATATTCAACGCAAAACGATGTGCATCTATCACGGCAATTGCGCTGACGGCTTCGGCGCGGCCTGGGTTGTTCGCAAGGCGCTGGGCGCCGAAGTCGAATTCGTGGCAGGCGTTTATGGGCAGGAGCCGCCTGACGTTACCGGAAAGGACGTTGTTCTGGTGGACTTCAGCTACAAGTACGACGTGCTATCGAGCCTTGCGCGCCAGGCACACAGCATCATCGTGCTGGACCACCACAAAAGCGCGGCGGAAGATCTAGCGCGCTTCGAACCGTTTCATGCTGGCATTGAAAACGATATCCGGCATGACAAAGGATCTCCCCTGCTTGGCTGGAAAACTGCCCATGACATGGCGATGTGTCAGGGCGGTCCTGCTATCGCCTGCTGTTTCGATATGAACCGCAGCGGCGCGATGCTGGCATGGGATCACTACTTCCCCGATCAAGAGCCGCCGCAGCTGCTGCGCCACATCGAGGATCGCGACCTCTGGCTGTTCAAACTGGATGGAACCCGGGAGATTCAGGCCAACCTGTTCAGCTACCCATACGATTTTCAGGTCTGGGATCAGCTCATGGCGGCCGACGTGCAAACGCTACGAGCTGACGGAGCAGCCATAGAACGGAAACATCACAAGGACATAGCCGAGCTGGTAGCTGTGACGAAAAGGCGCTTGGTGATCGGCGGTCACGACGTACCAGCCGCGAGTCTGCCCTACACGCTGACCAGCGATGCCGGAGCGCTTATGGCTCAGGGCGAACCATTCGCCGCCTGCTACTGGGATACACCCGATGGCCGAGTGTTTAGCCTGCGCAGCACCGATGAAGGCCTCGATGTTTCAGAGGTAGCCAAGCAGTACGGCGGTGGCGGTCACCGCAACGCCTCCGGCTTCCGCGTGCCGTTCGGCCACGGACTGACCCAGTAACCACCACTCAACTACAAACCTGCCGGGCAACCGGCGGGCGGGAGACACTCATGCCGCAGAAAACTACTCCAAAGCCTTGGACCGTTCACCATCGCATGACCGACTGCGTCACATTTGAAGGTCGGCACGGTCAAGAAAACCTGTTCCTCCAAAATCTGGACGGCTACTTCGCATGCCAGAACCCCGAGGACGCCGCCCTTGTCTCTGCGTCGCCGGAACTACTGGTGATCTCTCAGCGGCTCGTCCAGTGGGACCTGGATTACCCGGTGAACTGCTACGACGGGTATGCCGGACTGAAAGCGCTCAACGAAATCATCGCAGATGCCAAGGCTGCAATCGCAAAGGCAACGAAACCACTCAACCCAGCATAGACCCCGGACGGAGGTAGCCAACATGAAGCGCGAACTGATCAAGATCAGCGAATTCCGCCGCCGGCGTTGGGGAGAGAACGGCACACCACCCTGCTCCCAAGCGATCCGCAATTACATCCGAGACGGCAAGCTCCCGGGCGAGCAGATTGGAAAACTCTGGTATATCGATTGGGCGGCCTTCAACAAGTCCGCCGGAAACGAGCTCGTAGCGATGG